TACAATTCGGAGATACATCAGGCCTTACTGCAAAGATAAATAACCCTGCAGCGAGAAAATCATTTGCTGCACGTCACAACTGCGCAGCTAAAAAGGATAAAACAAAACCAGGCTATTGGTCCTGCAATCTTCCACGGTATGCAGCGCAGCTTGGTTTAAAAGGCGGAGGTTCGTTTTTTTGGTAATATGAGTAAACCCTATACAGACAAAACAAATGGTCGATTTAAAACTCGTACTTTTGAATCAAACACAGATTCACATGAACTAGTATGGCACCGTGATAAAGCCGATCGTGTCATAACAGTGCTCGAAGGAAATGGCTGGATGTTCCAAATGGATAATAGCATTCCTTATGAATTAGAAGAAGGCGACGTTTTAAATATTTCTAAAATGGAATACCACAGAATTTACAAAGCAGGTTCAACTAACTTAGTAATAGAAATAGAAGAACCAAAGAATGTAAAATCTTTTAGTGATTACTTGTCAGAAGCTTCTAAAGCTGGTAAGAATACTCACATGACACACATCGAAGATAGAGTTATCTATGGTGGTGTGAAAGGTGCAAGAGAATCGATTTTTGCATTACGTTCATTAAGAGATATGCTTGCTGGTAATAGCAATTCCTCTACCGATGTTACAGTAAAGTGGGATGGTGCACCTGCAGTTTTTGCTGGTATCGATCCTATGGATGGACAATTCTTTGTTGCTAAGAAAGGCATTTTCAATAAAGATCCTAAGGTCTATAAGTCAGAAGCCGATGTCCGTGCAGATACTTCAGGTGATCTTGCAGAAAAGTTAGTTACAGCATTTAATGAATTAAAGGATCTTGGTATTAAAGATGTTATTCAGGGTGATGTAATGTTTACAAAAGGTGACTTAAATAGCGAATCGATTGATGGTGAAAAAATGATCACCTTTCAACCGAATACAATTGTGTACGCGGTTCCAGCTAAATCTGACCTCGCTAAGACAATGCTTAAAGCAAATCTTGGAGTTGTATGGCATACAACATATAAAGGTAAAGACTTTGCTTCTATGAAAGCGTCCTTTGGTGTTAACTTAAAAGGTTTAAAAAAGAAACCAAGCGTTTGGTACCAAGATGCAGATTTGCAAGATCTTTCAGGCACTGCAACATTAACAAAGGTTGATACCGATGAAGTAACTGCAGCACTTTCAAAAGCAGGTAAAATATTTCAAAAGATTAAATCTACAACACTCAGTGAACTTGAGAATAATCCAAATCTTGCAATTAAGATCGAAACATTTAATAATACGCTTGTTCGTAAAGGTGAACGTATTGCAAGCACTACTAAACATGTGCAGGATCTTATTAAATGGTTTAATGATAAGTACAAAAAAGAATACGAAAAGCGTTCAAGCGAAAAAGGCAAGGCTGCTGTATTACAAAAGCAAGAAGATGAAATGAAATTTTTCTCAAAAGAAAATAAGAAAAATCTTGATCTCATGTTTCAACTTATGAATGCCATAGTTGATGCCAAATTAATCATTATAAATAAACTAGATAAGCTAAAAGAAATTGATACATTTGTTCGTACTCGCAATGGGTTTAAAGTAACAGGTTCAGAAGGATTTGTCGCCATTGACCGAGCAACAAGTGGAGCAGTTAAATTAGTTGATCGCATGGAATTCTCCATGAACAATTTCAGTAAAGACGTTATCAAAGGATGGGAACGTTAAAACCATAACTAAAAAACTAAAAGAAAGAAAAACCAAATGAACTTATACGAAACAGTATACAACGTCTTAATAGGTAATACTTATACCGAAGAGGACGCTAAAGCATTAGAAGCCTTCTTGGACTTGAGCGAATCCGAGATTGAAAAACACATTGAGAGCACTGACGCTTCTATTCTTGAAGATATAGCTTCTCTTTCAGAAGAAGATATTAAAATCTTTGAAGAAGACGAAGAAGACGAAGATATTGAAGAAGTTGCTAAAGGACAAGCGTCTAAAAGAGGAGCTGCTGCTTCTTTAATTTTTGGAGGCCCGGCTGGCTTAGCGCTATATGCTCTTTATAAAATGATTAAGGGTAAAGGTGAAGCGATGCGTCTAAAATGTGACAAGCTTACAGGAAGTGATAAAAGAGAGTGCATGTTTGATGCTCGCAAAAAAGTAATAGACGCCAAAAAGGCAGCACTTAAAAAGGCTGTTTCTAAAGAAAAGGACGCCAATAAAAAGAAAAAGCAAATGAAAACAGCTGCTAAACAAATTGCTAAGCTTGATAAACAATTGAAAGATTTACAAAAAAGAAAATATAGCGATTTGTAATTAAAAGGTGTGAACGGTAATGAAATCATTTAAACAGTTTAGCGAAGAAAAGAAAAAAGAGGTAGTCTTTACCTTTGGTCGGTTCAATCCGCCTACAATTGGTCATGGTAAACTGTTAGCGAAAGTTGCAGCCGCAGCAATTGGAAATGATTATCGTATTTACGCTTCTCAATCAAGCGATCCAAAAAAGAATCCTTTAGAATATAAAGAAAAGATTAAAGTAATGCGTAAAATGTTTCCTAATCATGGAAGAAACATTGTTGAAGATAAAAACGCTAAGACAGCATTACACATTGCATCTATTTTGCATGATCAAGGATTTACTAAATTAACAATGGTCGTTGGTTCCGATCGTATTAAAGAGTTTCAAAAACTATTAAATGCGTATAATGGAGCTAAAGGCCGTCACGGGTTTTATGACTTTAAAGATGGTATTGATGTAATATCTGCTGGTGAACGTGATCCAGATGCTGAAGGTGTATCTGGAATGAGTGCATCTAAAATGCGACAAGCTGCAATTGATGGAGACTTCAAATCCTTTATGCTTGGTATTCCAAAAGCTTATGGTAAAGGCATGACTCTTTTTAATCTTCTTCGTAAAAGAATGGGACTAAAGGAAAAGAAAAATTTCCGTGAACATGTTGAATTGCCTACAGTTTCTGAAATACGGGAAAGGTATATTGCCGGTGAAGTATTTAACGAAGGTGATACCGCTTATGTAGGTGAAGTATCAATAGTCATTAAAGAGCGTAAGTCGAATTACGTAGTATGTACTGAAGGCGATAAATACTTTATTAGTTCTCTTAGTGAAAAGTTAAATAAGACTTATGGCAAAGGCCTTTCAAAATCCACTAAGTCTAAACGACAAGCACAGTTTAATAAACAAGCTAAACTTGATGATGACGATCCAAAAGCATATAAACCTGCACCAGGTGATGCAAGATCTAAGACTAAACTTTCGAAACACACAATTGCTTATCGTAAAAAGTTTGGTGAGTTTGTAGAAATAGGTAAAGCTGCAGATGATCATAAGAAAGATACTCCTGGCCAATTAGACGAAAAGCAACTTGCTGGATTGAAAAAGAAAGCAGAAAAATCTGGTATAGCTTATGGTATCTTAAAGCAAGTCTTCAATCGTGGAATGGCTGCTTGGAAAACTGGCCATCGCCCAGGAGCAACACCTCATCAATGGGCATATGCTCGAGTCAATTCCTTTATTACTAAAAGTAAAGGTACTTGGGGTGGAGCCGATAAAGACTTGGCGGCGAAGGTTAGAAAAGAATCTACTGATCTTGAAGAAGCGAAGAAAGTAATAGCTTCAATCGAATTGTGGAATGGCAAAAAGATGAAAAAGTCTTTTAAGAACCAATCAGCCGCAGAAAAGTTTATAAAGAAAATGCAAGATCAAGAAGATGTTCGTGGATATAACATGTATGCAGAAGGTCTTGAGGAAGGCGAAGGTAAAAGCGAACCGTGGGAAGATGGTTTCAAACGCCGTGTAGTTAAGACAACTAAACCTGAACATTTAGAAAAAGGATTTAAATGGCGGATTAAAGGTAAGGACCGCAACGAAATTTCAATTAAGCTTTATAAGAAAAAACCAGATTTTAACGAATATAAAAAACAAATGAAAAGAGTCGCTGGCCATGAATTTGGAGGCTGACTTTATTATAAATAGAACTACAATTTAACTCAATGGGAACTATGGAAATCAACGAATTTAATCAAGAAAAACTACGTCTTTTAGACACCGAACAGCTTTTAGCCTTTTACGGCATATTTGGCCGTGTAAGTAGCCCTAAGGCCGAAGCAATGGTAAAGGGAATTACCCGTGAACTCAAGCGTAGAAATTACACGTTAGGTGAAGAAAACCTAAACGAAGTAGATGTAAAAGCTTTAATGAAAGGATTGGTCAAAGGCACTACTGTTGCAGGTAAAAGTTTAGCAAAAGCCATTAAAGTAGGTTACCCAATTGCTAAAGATATGGTAAAAGCTACTTGGATGACAAGCAAAAAAATAGGAGGAGCCATTGGAGATCTGATGGATGATCCTGAGTTTAGAAAACTTTTTACTAAGTATGTCGATAATCCCAATGACAAAAATCGTACAAAAAAGATTCAAGCGTACGCCGATGGGATGTTATCAGATGCACCTATATCAGGATTTGAATCAGTTACAGTAAAAGAAGAGCGTTTAAAAAAGGTGTGTTCTTTAGTACTTGGTGAAGATTTTGATCAAGACTTTATTTATGAAGATGTAGACTTTACTAAACCTTCTGCAATCAAAGATGGGTATAAGTCTTTTGCACTTAAAGAAAAGGTTAACGAAAATCGAGCCATTGTTCATAATCCAAAAGGTATTAAAAGGTTTATTAAACAAGCAGAGAAAAAGTTTCCTCAGTATAAAGGTGAAATTGAACAACTTGAAGATGACGAAATTATTTTTCCAGACGACGAAAAATTAAAGAAATTTTTTAAAGGTGCAAGAGAAGTCAAGTTTGTTCTTAAGGATTCCGTTGATCTTGAAGAAGCAAGTGCTAAAGATCTTGACGTAGAAAATCTTAAACAGATGATCAAAAATCCTGATCCTAAGATGGTTAAATCTTATGGAGGTAGTAAATACGTTCAAATGCTTAAAAAGAAGCTCGCTAAACTTGAATCAAGTAATCTTAAAGAAGAAACATTTAATATGTTCTTTGATGGTTATGAATCAGATTGGCATTATCTTAAACAAGATGCGAAAAAGATGAGAGCTAAACTAACAAACGTTGAAACTCAATTTGGTGATGAGTATTATTTCACAATGGATACAACCAAATCTAATTTGAAAAAACTTTTGAAAAAATATGGTGACTTAGAACTAGAAGAATCTACTGATCTTGAAGAAGCAGTCAAATTTTGGACAGTCACTATTACTAAGAAAGCTGGTAAACTCTTTAAAGGCCAAACCGTTGATGTAAAGGCAAGTAACTCTGCTGAAGCTATTAAGAAAGGCCTTAAACAAATGAAGGCTAATCCAAACACAGTTCCAAGCGATAGTGTAGATGCGGAACTCGGAGAATCAATTGAAGAATCTAATAAAGATAAGTATATGTGGGGTGACATTAATAACGCCATGTCAGGTTCAGGTTTAAATCCACGTGTAATTATGAATGTTCTATCTAAACTAAAAGGTAAAGCAGTAAAATAAAATTTTATGACAATGAATAAAGGGGAATCAACAAGACTAGACCGCATCGAAGAGAAAATTGATAAACTCGCCGATGCAGTTGTTTCTATTGCGAGAGCAGAAGAGAAATTAGCTGGTCTTGAATCTTTAAACATAGCACAGCATCAACAGCTTCAAGATCTTGACGATAGAATGAGAAAGGTGGAGACAAAAGTCCACGACGTTGAAACATCAATGGGTGTACTAAACAAAGTCATTTGGATCGCGCTCACTGCACTAATCACTGGTTCAGTAGCAATGATCTTTTGGGGAACGCCTTCGCTATGATGAGTTTCTCACAGTTTTTGATTGAG